ACCAACTACTACGGGTCAACGCAGTACCGCAGGGCCGTCCGCACGCAGTTGATGTACCAGCTTTTGCTCGAGCAGTACGGGGTGCCACGCGAGTACAACAGCCCGTGGTATGACGTGTCGCACGGGTTCTGGACGTACATGTCGTGGCTGGAACAGGGAGACACGTCTTTGTTCCCGCAGTGTGTTGCCTCACGGGTGCTGGCGGAGGAAACATGGGGGAAGCCGTACTCGCACGCCCTCGACATGGGCGAACGCGGCGACAGCATCTACCTCGGCAGCGTCTACACCGCCGCCGACACGTCCGGCTGCGTTGTGCTGATGCCAACCAGTTACATCGACAACGCGTCCGTCACCCTCACCATCACCGGCACCAGCAGCCCGTTGACGGTGGTGGACGGGTTCGGGAACGAAACGTCGGTGGCGCAAGTGTCAGGCCGTGTCACCGTCACACCAACCGAGCTCCCCACCTACGTGCGGCTGCCCGTGGGGGTGACCGCGACCGTGTACCAGTGCCACGACTGGGGGCCGAACCCCACAGCTTCGATCGCGTCTACGGCGACCACGAAAACGCTGGGTGGGGTGAGCAAACCCGCCATCGCCAACGACGGCTTCCTACTGAAGTACACGGGAGCTTCCGACGCGGCCGATGTCGCCTCCTCCACGGGGCCGACACCCGAAACAGCCGAGCTGCTGTGGGCCAGTCCGGTCACCGTCGGCCGGGTGATCGTGTGGGCCGGGATGGCATGGCAGGCGCACGCAACCCTGATCGACTTCGACGTGGAAACCTACGACGGGGCCGTCTGGACAACCCAGGCGACCGTCACGAAAACCGACCCGGCTGATGTGACGTACTGGCACGGTCAGGACGGCATGTACGAGTCGTATTGGGATCAGCAGTGGGTGTTCGACGTGCCGTTCCCGGCGTCCGTCGAGTGCGAGGGCGTCCGCCTGAACGTCAGGCAGGCGTCATGGGGCGGGGAGCCCCACGACTTCGTTGACCTTCTCGGCTACTCGATCGGCGTCGGCGTCAACAGCCCTGACCCGCAGCACGTCACGATCCAGGAGATCGGCGTGTACGCGGAACCCGCCCAGGCCAGCACCGACATCGTGTTCTCCGCCACCACCAACGGCACCGCCCCCGCGCAGCCAATGCCAGTAGGCGTGTTCGACATCACATCCCCGTCGCTCACCGCGCTCGCCATCTCCACCCAGTTCGGCGGCACAATCGCCGCAGGCTCGTACGGGCTCGGTGACTACGGGCTCGGCCTGTACGGAACAGGAAACGACCCAGGCGAAACCAAGCCCGGCGTGCTCGACCCTACCACCATCCTCCCAGCGTACGCGACCGCGACCACACTGACCGGCTATGACACTCCCACCCCGGAGAACCTATGACCCTCACCATCTGGAAAGACAACAGACTGCCGGTTCTCAGCGACACCATCACCTCGGGAGGAACGGCCGTCGACCTCACCGGCAGCACCGTCACGCTCAGCATGCGCAACAGCCTGAGCGCAGCACTGAAGATCACGGGCGCGTCCGCCACCGTCGTCACACCAGCAGCCGGCATCGTGCAGTACGCATGGGCCGCAGGCGACGTCGACACCGTCGGCACCTACAAGGGCTGGTGGACGGTCACCACATCCGGGCTCACGCAGGACACCCCCGAGTTCGACCTCGAGGTTGTCGAGCACGCACCCGCCAGCCTCCCCGTCCCCGTCCCCGTCGGAGCGGACGGCACCACCACCATCTACCAGGGCGACGGCTACCTCAGCGCCGACGGGCGCGCGCTCATCTACCAGTTGAGCGTGATGGACGCCCCCGACCTCACCGGCCTCACCGTCACCTGGCGTGTGCAGGGAACACTTGAGGTATCAGCGTCCGTTGTCGGTGAGGACGCTATCAGCGTCGACCTCACGAGCGCGCAAACCACGGCGCTCACGGACGGCCAGTACCAGCTCGAGCTGGAAGGCGTGACAGCGGCAACAGCAACCGTCACGTTGCTCCGTACCACCCTCACCGTCCTCCCTGACATGAGTGGCCCCTGATGGCTGTCACCAACGGATACGTAACCGCCGCCGCCCTCAAGGCGACCCTGTCGATCACCGGCACCACGTTCGACGCCGACATCGACGCTGTCATCAACAGCAGCAGCCGCACCATCGACCAGGCGTGCGGACGCCGCTTCTGGGCGGACGCGGCAGCAACGAGCGTTCGCACCTACACCCCCGACTCGTGGCGGCGCGTGATGATCGACGACCTGATAACCCTCACCAGCCTCAAGGTCGACCAGGACGGTGACGGCACGTTCGAGGAGACATGGGTGGTGAACACCGACTGCGTGCTCGAGCCGCTGAACGCTGCGGCGGAGACGCCGGTGCGCCCATACGAAAGCATCCTCGTGCGCAAACTCGCCCGCAAGTACTTCCCCGTCGACGTGGAACGCAGCGTGCAGGTGACCGGCAAGTTCGGGTGGCCCGCCATCCCCGACGAGATCGCGACCGCCACCAGCGTGCTCGCCGGCAAGCTGTTCAAGCGTGCGCGGGAGGCGCCGTTCGGGATCGTGTCGTTCGGCGCGGACTCCACCGCCGCCATGCGGATCGCCCGCACCGACCCTGACGTCGCAAACCTGATCGGCCCCTTCGTCCGCCACACCCCGTTCCTGTAGATGGCGTCACTCGCTGACATCCGCGCCGGGTTGAAGGCAAACCTTGTCGCGGCCGGGTTCACGGACGTCAACCTGTACACGCTCAGCAACCCGACCGCCCCCTGCTTCGAGATCGACCTGGACGCGGAGGGTGTTGACTACGACCTCGCGTTCAACCGTGGCTGGGATCAGATCAACATGGTCGTGCGTGTGCTGCTCGTCGAGAGCGAGTCGTCATCGATCAACCTGGACACGTACATCGACGGTGCCGCCGGCACCGACGTGAAGACCGCCCTGGAAACGGACGGCACCCTCGGCGGTGCCGCCGACGCGATCCAGGTGACGGGCGCAACCCCCCGCCGCTGGAAGAACGAAACGACCGGCGGGCTGATGATCGGCGCGGAATGGTCGGTCACCGTGTACGCGCAGGGCGCGGCATGAGTTCCTCCACCAACACACCACTACCCGAAAGGGGCACGTAGATGGCGAAATACCTCCAGGGAGTCGGCGCGTCCGCGATCCTGTTTACCGTGGCAGGCACCGACCTCTCAGACCACCTCAAGTCCATCACGATCGGTGAGGACTACGAGGACGTCGACACGACCGCGATGAACTCGGTCACGAAGACACACACGCCCGGGCTGCGCGACGACCAGTGGGAGTGCGAGTTCTTCCAGGACTTCGCCGCCTCGTCTGTCAACGCCACGATCGGGCCGCTGCTCGGGTCGAGCACCGGGGCGACACTGGTGTTCCAGACGTCAGGGACGACCGTGTCGGTCACGAACCCGAAGTACACGATGGTCGGTGCGCCATTCACGTGGCAGCCGGTCAGCGGCACCGTCGGTGAGGCGTCGATGGTCACCGTCACGTTCCTGCCTGTGTCGGGGTCATACACGGTCGAAGCGACGTCGTAGCCCGGTGGCTGCGTCAACGGTCAGGGTGCGTGGGCTCCGTGAGCTGAACCGTGCGATCAACAAGGCGGACAAGGAGACGAAGGCGAAGCTCAAGGCACCGTTCAAACGGGTCGGGGAGATCGTCCGTGAGGATGCCGCCAGCCGCTTCTCAGCGTACGACGCACGGTCAGCCGCGGGGTTCCGCACCAAGACGTTGACGAAAGGCGTGAAGGTCGAACAGTCCAGACGGAAAACAACAGGCAAGCGCGGTGACTACGGGGCGCTCATGATGCGGCGCGGCCTGCTGCCCGCGCTCGACGACAAACAGGACGCTGTAATCGATGAGATGACCAAGGCGCTCGAGGAGATCGCCGACATCATCAGAAAGGCATGAGATGCCACTGATTCGCATCGAAGGGGTTCCACCGTGGGACGGCGAATACCCGATCAACATCGACGCGCTCACCAACCGTGACCTGCACCTGATAAAACGGGTGTCCGGGGTCAGGGCCGGCGAGCTCGGAGAGGAGTTCGACCGCGGCAACAACGACCTGATCGTCGCGATCACCCTGATCGCCGCGCAACGCAACGGCGTCGCGATTCCGGAGGACGACCTGTGGGACGCGTCGATCGGGAAGATCACGCTGGTAGGGGACGAGGTCGAGGAGGATTTACCCTCGGCCCCGCCGAGCGTGAACGGCGGGCACGATTCAACAAGCGGTGGGCCGACGACTTCTGGCGAGGGTTCCGAAACCACTGGGGCCGGGAACCAGGAGACGACCCCGCTCTTTACTGGCAGCCGTGGCTCGGCGACTACTGCGGAGTCCGGGTGACCGACATCGCGCTGATGACCCCGTACCAGTTGGATGCCTGCTGGGAGTACGCGGTGGCACCGCAGATGAAGCAGAAGAAGGCGGGTAGGTAGTGGCCGGCGGCCCCCGGGTTGTTGTTGAGGTCACCGGTGACACCCGCGGCCTGTCCCGGGCGCTGAACCAGGCGTCCTCGAGCACCACCCGGTTCGGCCATAACCTCGCCAGGGTCGGCAAGGTCGCTGCTGTCGCGATGGTCGGCCTCGGTGTCGGCGCTGTCGTCGCGGGCAAACGGTTCGTTAGCCTCGCCTCTGACGCGGAGGAGGTGCGCAGCAAGTTCCAGGTCGTGTTCGGCAAGAACGTGCCGGCGATGACGAAGAATCTGGACGCGTTCTCGAAGGCGACTGGCACCAGCCGCTATGAGTTGCGTCAGCAGACCGCTGACATGGGGGCGCTGCTCGAGCCGCTGTCTGCGAACAAGAAGGCTGCGGGTGACCTGTCGATCGAGATGGTGAAGCTCGCGACCGACCTGTCGTCTTTCAACAACGTGCCGACCGCTGACGCGCTGGTCGCGATCCGTGCGGGGCTTGTTGGTGAGGCTGAGCCGCTGCGGCGTTTCGGTGTGCTGATAAACGCTGCCGCGGTTGCGCAGGAAGGCTTGCGGATGGGGCTCGCCAAGACCGCGAACGAGCTGACGGAGCAGAACAAGGTGCAGGCGCGTGCGTCGCTGATAATGCAGCAGACGACGCTGGCGCAGGGGGACGCTGAGCGCACGTCAGGGTCGTTGGCGAACCAGACGAAACGGTTGAAGGGGCAGATGCGTGACCTCGGCACCGACCTCGGCACGCTGTTGATGCCAGCGGTCACCCGTGTGGTGTCTGGCCTGACCGGGTTCATCGGCAAGTTCCAGGATGCGGA